TTACGATACCTTATACATATCGTTTTTATAAAACATTATTGCATCTTTTTTATTTGCATTTTTTAAGACAATAAAAACATTATATACATCGGGAAATGGTGAAACCATACCCATACATGACATGCCAAACATTAGTCCATTTAGTTCTCTATATTCTGCCGGACTAACAATAAAAATCAATAATGGTATTATTCCAAGCACAAATGGTAATAGGCACATTACAATAAACCTTCTACGCTTCAGAGGATATGATGCTAATGCAACAAATGATATCTTACCCGTTATTTTACCTATCGTAACCAGTGCGTTTCTCGGATAGACAATCCCATGTAACCACTCGTGTATCACCAAACAAATATACCCCAGACAAAAACCAATCAAAATAAATACATGTGAAATAACAACTGTCTTGTTCATAACTGTTTTACACAGCATCGTTACAAACATTAAAACACATAATACCGCTGCAATAGGTGCCGCTTTTTTCATCATCTCTTCAATGCTCTGAGGTGTTTCTATTTTAACAGCATTCTTTGGTAAAATACCTGTCTGATACTCACTTATATCTTCAATAGACATTTTTAATTTTATCATTACCAATTCACCTCCAAAAAGAGTAACAAACTCCGATTTGCAAATTTCTTTTTCTCATAATACCACACTTTTTTCATCATAGATACTGCTATTACTGCTTCCTACACCAGTATTTTTTCCTCCCTTTCCCGTTCTTCGCAATACTTACAGAAATCGTCTAAAAATTCGTCAACCGACTTTTTCGGTGCTTCTGTCGGTTCAAGTTCTTCCAACCTTTTGACAATTTTTATAACTTTCCCGGCATCAAATTCGTCATCAGCGGCTACCAACGTATAATAGTCAAGTTTTTCTTTCAGCATCTCTATTTCTTTTTCCTTACTCATGCTAAAATTCTCCCTTCACTATATACATGACAGTTTTCGACAAAATCTTACAAATTATTATGAAAAATATTTTTTCAAGTTTTTTCAGTTTTTCTACTTATCCTTCTTCTGTGGAAATTCCATCTTAAACTTATACTGGAATCCTATGATTTCTTTACCATCTTTCGTATAGGAAAATTCCTCTACACTCTCTGGAATCAGGTACGCATCATAACTGCCTTTCTTTCCTTTCAGACCTTTGACAAGTATCTTTTTCCCTTGGTGTGCCGTTGCAATACAGGTTAAATGCCATTCGCACCACCTTCATACTGCCGCTGGTCTGCCAGCCTTCATGCAGACACTCAGTTTTTACACATCCTGATAGCGTACCTCTTTTAATTTTTCAAAGTAGAATTTTTCATGTGCTTCACTAATAAAATTGATTATCTGTTCCTTTTTGTTTTCTGCTCCTAACGCTGTGTTGTTCATAGTGAACCTCCTTTTAAATTGAATTGAAAAAGGCACTCCTAATGGAATGCCCTAATATAAAAAATAGGGACACTCTTTCAAGTATCCCTACGTTCTATCAACATATCTGATAGTCTCTATTTACTTTCATATTCAGAATTCTTTGTGTTCCCACAACCGAGGTCTAACGCTACAACAACAGTCACCTTCCTCACAAGCTCTTTTTCCTTGTGATTTTCAGCAATCCTGTTGAAGCTGAAAAACTCTACAAAGTGCGTAAATTCAAGGATTTCTACATATCCTTTCTGTGTAGTCCTACCACAGTCTCGACATGATAAGTTTGTTAAGTGTTCTGTTTTTAAATCCTTGTACGGCTTTGTACATTCTCAAATAGCCTATAAAATCAAGTATTTTTTAATAGTTCAGACTATACCGCCTTGCACATTCTTGTGTTGTATGTCTGCAATGGTGGCAAGTCGGTGGTAATGCCACCACTGAACCATCTGTTATACTAATTCGTTGACCTTTTTCTGTACAGCTGTAGGACTGTAACCCGCAGTCTTCAGGCGGTCAGTTCGTTCCTGACCATTCCCCCAGTCACCCCGAATGACTTCTTTTGCAATAGCTTCTCAACTATCCGTTTATCTAAACTGAATAGCTTCAATTCTTAATGCCTGTCCTACAGTTCCGAGTGTTGCTACTCCATCAGCTTTTGTCCAATCAGTCCAACCACTGTTCTGAATATGTACTCGATATTCAAAGTCACCCTTGAAACATAAACATTCTATACGTTTACTCTCATTTGTTGTGCCGATAACAGTATCTTTGTTTATCGTTCCATAATCAACCCAACCTTTATCCTGTATATGTGCTTTAACACCAATATCCATGCCTAAAGGATTGATTTTAAACGCTTCTAAACGTAAATTATGTCCTGTTATTCCGATAACGTTGTTGCATACAGATTCTTGTAACCAACCTTTGTTTTGTACAAATGGAGTAGCAAGGAATTTAGCAGCCATGATCTCGATCGCTTCAATTTGCAATCCTTTTCCTTTTGTTCCAGCCCAGTTTCCGTTGAATGTCCAATCCGTCCATCCGATGTTTTTCTGGTGGACTCTGTAGATGTACGGCGTATCCTTGCCGGTAACCTTGATTGCTTCGATACGTTTGTTCTGTCCTGTAGTGCCAAGGATTGTGTCTTTGTTAATGTTTTTAAACTCTTTGTCGCCTACATCCTTGATATGCACTACTACGTCTGTTTCTCCGACAGGAATAAGTCGGAACGCTTCGATTCTCCGGTTCTGTCCTGTCGTTCCTGACATACGACCATCAGACTGCCAGCACGCCCAGCCGATGTCACGGATATGTGACTGGTAAGATACCTTACCGTAATGCTGTACGGAGTCCTGAGATGTTCCACCAGATGTTACCTCACCGTCAGAATCCTCTTTTGCCGGAGATGCCGTAGCGATGCCGAATGCATTAAGGATTCCTCTTGCAAGATCGTCAATCTGGTTGTTGAATTTTGTAAGATCGTCTTTATTGGATATAAACCCATTTTCTAATAATCTGTAGCTATATCCTTTCGTTGCTGATCTGTTTACATTAGCAAGATTTGCACGTCCTACGATCTTGTTTGCGCGTCCCGGGAAGAATGAGCCAATGAAATTGGCAAGCGCAGTATCATACTGATCTGGGTTATATCCTTGCTTAATAATTACATGACCACCCTTCGCCGATGCTGATCCGCTGTCCATGTGCAGTTCTAAAATCTGCCAGTCCTTCGGGATGTTGAGTGACGTGATTCCTCTGTCTGCATACCAATTTCTGCTCGTATCTCCAAGTGTAACATTGCTTCCTCCGTATGCTACGATTTTGCTCGCAAGTGCTCTTACTCTTTCTGCCTCCGTGAATCCGTATCCCACTGCTCCAGAATCTCCTGCTCCGTGTCCGGCGATTAAAAATAAATGTGCCATATTTTGCTCCTTCCTGTGCGATGTCGCACACAAACAATAAGAGGACGATTATTCGCCCTCTGTTACTCTTCTTTATTTACCTGTTTGATTATCTGGTTAACGTATGTACTCAGTCCAGCCACAAGAATTCCCTGTACAATTGCCGTAAATACTGCCATTGCTACATTCTGTACGCCAGACAGACTGCATGTAGCAATCACATAGATTCCGCAGATTACAATCCCAATCACTCCAAGAATGATAGGAATGTATTTGTCTGCTACCGTCTGTGACTGTTTCAGTCCCATTCCGACAAAGTAGAGTACAATCGCTACTACTACAAGTTCTGGTTTCACATAATTTAAAATCTGTTCCATCATTAATCACCTTTCTTTTTTATATGTAATTCTTCAATCTCATTTCTCATTTTTGTTACTGCGCCATTCCCGCCGAGTGCGTGGTATGCCTTATACATATCGCAAAAATTCTGATACACATATGATGGTATTTCGCCAAGCTTCATGTACTTATCATGGTATTCGATAAGCTGAACCTTAAGTAAAAGCATTGTACCTTTACTGTTTGCATCCCTGTCTTTCTTCTGATTTTTCAGGAGCCAAACCACATACCCCATAACGGCAGTGATAATGATCGGTAACCCAATCGTGTATGTTGAATAAATAAATTGTTCCAACAGTCTGTTGTCCTTTCTGAACATAAAAACAACCGCTTGTGACTTCATATAAGTGTCATATAGCGGTTGTTTTTGTTCCTGTGATAATTTCCTTGTCTGTTGATTACTCTGCTAATTCAGAGCAATCAAGGTCAATCAGAACTTCCTTTACTTTGTCCTTGATTTTCTCAGGTACATCAGCAAATGTTTTTTTGCCCTTAATGATCAGGGTTGCATAGATAATTGCCATAGTCTGCACATCCTTTCTGAATAAAATTTTTATGATTAACTGAATTATCATCAGTTATCACCCTCTAAAATAGCCTTGACAGCTTCTTTCAGTCTGTCCGGTACATCGTCCAGTGTCTTAACACCTTTCATGATCAGTGACGCATAAATCTTTGCCATACTTTACACCTTCTTTCTATCCCATCATTTCATAGATTTCACACATAGCAAGCTGTGCCTGTGTAATCTCATTTTCAAGATCAGCATTCTTTTCTGCCTGAATTTTAATGTATTCGTCCTTGTCATACTCGATAAGGTCAAACTCATATCCAATAAACCCTGGTTGTCCGTCAGTCTCATCTTCATTCACTTCCGTGATATTGGAACTGACAAATACTTTTGTTTCCGTCATTTCAATTTCTTCCGGTCTGACGGTGCTTTTCTGTTTTCCATAATCAATCATGCTACATCCATTCCTTTCTTTGTGTTTGGTTTTATGTTGCGTATATAATAATCATTCGCATAAGGTAACAGCGGTACAACATACTTTTGATATAGCCGGAAGGTATCAGCATATTTCAACCAACCTTTGTAAGAATTGATTGAACACCACTCTGAATAGTTCATCATGTTCCCGGCTTCCACTTTGTTCCTGATAGCGGTCATTTTCTTTTCCATTTCCAAACAGGTGCTTTTTCTAAGTAATGTATACTTGTAAAATGTTCTATAACCTAAGAAGTCAACACCTCTTACATACGATGGGAACACCTGCCAGTTTTCTTTTATGTTCAATTTCAGTTCATTCCTGAAATAAATATCAATCTCTTTCTTCAAGGCAAACAGTTCTTCTTTTGTCTTGTCAAAGATAACCATATCATCCATATAACGGAAGTAGTATTTAACGTGCTTCTGTTCTTTTATCCAGTGATCAAAACTTGAAAAATAATAGTTACCTGAATACTGTGATAAGTAGTTGCCTATCGGTATACCAGTTTCAGGGTCAATATCTTCTTCCAACAGATAGATTGCTGTTAAGTCCTCAATCTCTGCTGTTTCAATACTGTCAATGATTTCATTTAACAACCACAATAGTTCATTATCATTGAACATTCTTGAATACTTCTCTTTCAGAAGATCGTGGTTGATTGACTGATAATAGTGTCTTGCGTCCAATTTTAAGCAATATCTGCATTCTTCCGGGTCATTCCACATTGCAGATTGTAATTTTGTCAGACCCTTGTGTATACCCCTGTTTGGTATTGCTGAATAGGTGTCAGCAGTTAGGTTATTGATGATACAAGGTTCAATAACCTGTAAGATAGCCCACTGACAAATTCTGTCAGGGAAATAAGGCAGTTTGTAAATTTTCCTTAACTTCTTACCGTCCTGTTTATAAAACACCTCATAGTCAGATGTTTTGTAAGCGTGGTTGATAAGCATTTCCTGAATCTGTTTCAGGTACTTGTCAGGATCTTTGTCAATCTCCTGAACCTCTCTGTACCAACCTTTTCCTTTCTTTGCGTGTTGGTGTGCTTTTCTTAAATTTTCAAGGTCATAAATCTTTTCATATAAGTGATCATAGCGTTTCATTCCTTGGTATTTGCATTATCCGAATTTCAGTCGGCATTACTGCCCGGTAAATACGGTTGACCTTTCCTTATTGTTCGTAAGTAAGACGGTATTCCCTGTGGGGTTGTCTGCACCGTCTATTTTTATTTTTTGCCTAGTGGCATGGTTGAAAGAACCGCACAGTATTATAGAAATAGCCGGATGTTTCCACCCGGCTATATTTTGCAATTATTAAGTGACCCCTGATATTCCGATTACGATTACCAACACTGTTATTCAGATTCCAATAGAAACTGCCTGCATTATCCCAATTATTCCAATTACTGCCTAATTGAGCAATATATTTGTTTTTCATGGTGTTCATTACAGGTAATAACAAACAATATCAGAAGTTCTTTCAACCTAATGAATTAAATTTACAAGTTACGTTTTAAGCTGCCATTTTCTGTTTCCATGCTTCGATTGCAGCGATATAAGTAGCAGAATCACGTGTTGGAATATATACCAAGCGACCCCCGATACTCCGATCACGAGTACCAACACCGGCAGCCAGATACCAACAGAAACCGCCCGCACTATCCCAATAATTCCAACCACCGCCCAACTGAGCAATACGGTAATCATTCAAGTTGACAGTGATATATGTGTAATCACCAACAGGTAATGAACTGTTACCAAGGCATTCTGACGCAATAAATAACCAGTCACAAGCTGTTGAATATCCCATTGCTGAAATATAACCGTTTGCGTTTGTTACTGTAAATCCGGCAGGTTCATAGTTTCCACTGTTCTTTGATTCTGCAAAACTGAAATCAGAACAAATATAAGGCTGACCACCGCCCATTTTTCCATTGCCCCAAATATTGATACCATAGACAAATTTCCAAATGTTGCCCCAAAAGTTTTCTTTACCTCTCCAACATACAGAAGTCTTACCGTCAACAGTGTATTCTTTAGCAACACCACCTTCATATGTGGTTGTTTTCTCTGCCCTACCTGTACCGTTTCCAAGACTTGCTGTACTTCCGGTTGCAGCTGCATAAGAACTTGTTGTGTCACTTCCAGTAGTCCAAGCTAAGGAAATCACACCCTGTGCAATAGCGGTCTGCAAGTTCATCATACCCATTTCAATGATCATAAGCATCTGTTCAGCAGATACCTGTTTAATCAGATCACCATGCCAGTTTGTTCCCCTGTTCTGTGCCATTGCTTCAATATTCGGTCTTGTAAGGTTCTGTGAAGAACCGGATGCAGGTCTTGCACCTGCGATTGATGAAAACTTATCTTCACCAGTGTTCATAACCTGTTCATCATTCAACAGATATGCACTTGCTGATGTATCGTAAATACTACCCTCATAAGCACTTGTCAGGAAGTAATCAATTTCATTTCCTGATGCATCATAGAATGCCGGGTGAAGTCTGAAACCTACACGTGGCTTTTCTGACACATAATAGTTTGCCTTTCTTAAGTGGTAACCAATGCCTGTATCAATAGGGTCATACTCTACAGGACACACCAAATAATAGAACTTTGGCTGATATACCATTACCTGACCCATTGAACCATCTTCTTTGTAATCTGCATCACCGTACCATGCCACGATAGAACCATCATCAGCAACATTACAACGTTTACGACCACCAAACATTGTGAACTTATCAAAATCAGAACCTTTTGTAAGGTTGGCTGCTCCGGCAAGTCTTTTGAATGTTTTATTTTTGTAATCGACCTGAATACCAACAATATCATCAGCAGTGATACCCAAATAGGCACGAATATCTGCCACACCTGAAAGAATTTCTTGACTGTTGAAGTTTTCACTTTTCAGTTCATCAATGTTCCTTGCAGCACTTGCGTTTTCCGCATTTAGTGACTGTAATACATTATTAGCTGTTTCAACAGATGCATCAAGATTTTCCTTTGCAGTATTGGCTGTACTCATGACATTAGACAATGAAGTTTTAACTGAACTTGCACTGTTAATTACTTCCTGAAGCTGATTTTTTGCTGCACTTGCATCAGAAATTGCAGAATCAAGATTTTTCTTTGATGTTACCGCTGTAGCGTTGGAACTATCCAACTGACCCTTAATCTGATTTGCATTATCAATTACATCCTGTAAATTACTCTGTGTGGTTGTTGCACTGTTAATTACTTTTTCAAGATTTGCCTTTGCTGTATCGGCATTACTGATTGATGTATTTGCAGCACTAGTTGCAGAATCAAGATTTTTCTTTGATGTATTTGCAGCACTAGTTGCATTTGTCAAATTTGCCTTTGCTGTGTTGGCCGTACTTGTAGCGTTCTGCAAATTGGTTTTTACTGTATTAGCTGCACTTGTAGCATTTTGCAAATTAGTCAATGCAGTACTTGCAGCATTGAGTTTCTGCTGTACTGCATCAACATCTTCATCAACCGCATCTTTTGCAGCAATTACTTCTTTTTTCAGATTAGCATAAGAATTATTATCATCATTTACTTTTTCAAGTGCATTTATAATAGATGATCTTACTTCTTCACCGTATACTGCATTTTGAATCTGATCAATATAAGGCTGTATATTTGCCATTTATCTCATCCTTTCTATGATCCTATAGCAATCCAACTATAAGTTACATTTTCCATAGTGTTTGTTGTGCTTGTGCCATCTTTTGGGGTATATACCACATTACCATCAGTTACTTCTATAGTTCCATGCGAAAAAGATAAAGTATTTAGATACTGACTATGTGATACACCAGTTGCGTATATAGTCCCATCGTCATACAACAACGAACGAACACCGTCAGAGTTAGGGTAATTCTGAGCAAACAATACTAATTTTTCAATTATAGACAATCCCGTTGGTATGGTAAGTGCATTTGCACCTACACCCGGAATAGATCCTGTTTTTATCATTTTCCCGGTACTCATTTCTAATGTACCCTCCACTTTTAACCCGGCTGTACTAGTAAAAGTCCTGCCTTTTAAAACTGCATTAGCATCAGCTGTACCGAAATCCGCTGCTGATACTCCTACCGAAAAATCAGTTTCACCACTAAGGATCATCCGCTGTTCATCATTATTTGGTGCAATCTTTCCTTCAATATCAATAAACTTTAAATTCATTCCTGCAAAAGTAGTCGTTCTAAATTTAGTTGCGCTCATGTTATATTTATTAATTTTTATATTCGTTGGTAATGTTCCAGTTACTTTATTACCCTCAATATAGGCTGTTTTTCCTTCGGTTATATCTATCGCTGTGGCTGTAGCATCCGCTGTCAATGCTCCGATATAATCAGACCCTCTTGTTTCCTCTTCTTCTGGTGTAAGAAGTTCAAGACCTTCAAGGGTAATACCTTCTGCGTAGGTAGTATTCCATTCTCGCTGTGTAGAATTTTCTATAACACACACATTAAAACGTACCGTCCCCTTATAAGACGTAACTTTTCTTTTTAACTGCCATTCAAACGTTGCAACATCTTCTGTTACCTTAAAGTTTTCAACAGAATATCTATCTTTTCCTGATGATGCACCTGATGCATTCTGTACATTGATATATATGGTCGACTTAGATAGATCAATATTGTCACCAACAATTTTAGGACACTTGAAGTATTTTCTCTGTCCTTTTTCGTCAGATTCTACTCCAAGTAATTTTTCTGACTGCGGAACTATAATTACACGGTTTTCAGCATCAATTTCACAATATACTATTTCCGTCATATTCACCATCCTAACTTATTGAGTTTAATTTTCTTTCTACTTCCTGCAACCTCTTGTCTAATTCATACAAACTTTGGAGTGGAACAAAAAATTTTGTGTAGTTTTCTATATTTAACCCATTTATATCTACACAGTATAAGAGTGCCTTATATTCTTTACCACCTTTTAGAATAGATTCATTTCTCCACGATGTGTTATGGTTATAACCGTCACTAGAAGGTATGCTGTTGCCTTTCACAACTTCAAACTCGACTTTTTCCACTCCACCATTATTTGTGTATTTTAAAAAAATATTATCCGTTCGTTTTTTTCCTTGTTCGCCAGCTTCAATGTTCAAAATTGTGCTATCATCTGGTTTTGTCCATATATGACGCCCTTCCATAATTGCGTCACCATCTAATATTTTAATCGCTGTATTAGATACAATTTCTATCTTAAATTGATTGCCTGTTTCAAGAACATGAAACCCTTCACCAAACATATTTCTGTACAATGAACCATCAGCCGCTGCGGTAACCTCTATACCATTTCCGGTATTTAAACTAACTGCCATCCTTATTCACCTACCTTATATGTTACTGTACATCTATCATTCTTAATCTTTACAATCTCACTACTTATAACTTCTTTCATAGTCACACCTGTTTGTCTGTTTTTTCCACCTACAATGTCACCAATGTCCACATCTAATTTGTCAAATTGTGCTGTTAATGAGTCTCTGTTTTTCAATTCATTCAGTTTTTGAATACCTTGTTTTCTGAGTTCTTCATCGGATTCTATATTTCCATATTCATAAATTTCTGTTATTTCAGATACTCCTTTATAATACTGTGTGTCCCCCACATTCCCGTAGTTATCTACATATAAATGTACAACTGTACGTTCTGCAAGTTCTCCACCCCCAAGACACATAAGGTGATTCACACCACCGCGATTTTGCTCAAAAATCACTTGCATACCATAATCATCAGAGTATTCATATTTTTCTGACAGATCTTCAATTTGATTTGCACGAATTTGAACTTTCGTTTCTTCTGTAGCTATACACACAAGTTTCGCATTAACAGACGATAACATTTTTTGGACACCTGCATACATATCTGTATACCGTTCAAATTGGTTATTTGATATTTTTATACCTGCATCATCTGTAGGCACAATAAAAAGGTCAGATAGTCCGACCTTTTCTATAAGCTGTTCTAATATTCTATTTGCATCACCAGATACTATATAATAGTCTTGACCGCTTTCAGGTTCGATGATTTTCTTTTCAAGTATTCCTCTAAAAGCACGGCCTGAGTAATAAACGGTATTTTTCTTGGTATCTATTTTCACATCATCGACAATACCGCCGTATTCTGTATTTTCTACATACCATATACTTCCATGAGACATACAATGATTCTTTAAGTTCATACCGATCTGAAAATCATTATCTTTTCCAATATCCAAATCTATTGAATAGTTATGTAGCTCACCTTGCGGTAATCCGCTTGAATCTGTATATATTACCATCCCGGTTCACTCCTTCTATCCAAAAGTATTAAATCAAATCCAAAAGTACCGTCATATTGCACGGCATTTTCACCTGTAGGAATTTTTTCAAAAATATATGATTTTTTATCTGCTTCCCAAAAACGATTTTCTATGCTTCCATTCTGTTTTATCAGTTTAATTGTCCTTTTATTGGAATCAATTTCAACTCTCTGCCCTTTCCCCACAGATGTGTTCATCTGATAGACATGACCACCTATAGTAATAGACGGGTTTGTCACATCACCGTAAATTCTTAATCGGAAATCACTTGATACAAAAAACGGATTAACCACACTATTACTTTGAGCATAAGACGAATAGGTATATGGGTAAGAAACCGGGTATTCCTTCTTCTTACCGTCTTGTATTTCATCATTTTTCATAAACATGAATTCTTTCTCCATAATCCAGTCCGGTGAATCAGAAATAATATTCACCGTAAGAACCATATATCCATTGCAATAATAATAGTTAGATTTCTTGGACGCATTGAAATAACAGGATGTATAATATCCGTTTATTTCCAGTTTCCCCGGTGTTTCTGCGAGAATATCACGCTCAAAGACCTCATATATACGGTTTCTTATGTTCAAACCTTCTTCTTCGTTTGCCGCAATAATAATTGTGGCATTTTTCTTTGTAACGCCCTTATGAAAATTTGTAATTTCATCATAGTCACTATCATATAACCACTCATAATCATAGAACTCGCTGTCATTTAAGAAAATTCCACCTGAACCAAACTCTATAGTCTGGTTCAGGTGGTTTGTGTAAGTGGCTTTATTAAGCATATTTTCTCACCAACCTCGCAACTTCACGCCCCTCTACATCAAATTCAACATAATTTGTTAATACATCAATCATAAGTTCTCTTAATCCACCGTTCTTCATCCATGCATATATCATCTTTAATACTTCCGCTGATTCTAAATTATCTGAATCCTGAACTGCGGAGTTGATCATATCCATAAGGCTTTGTGTTCCGACAACCGTTTCACTTCCGGCTTCACCACCTGCCAAGAACTGATTTGACTTGGCATTATAACCGAAAATAGTAGGCTGATTCATGATCATACCATCGTCCATTGCTTTCTTGTACCATTCAATACCAAAGTGCGGTACACTTGGTGGTGTCAGGCTGAAAGAACCGCTGATTGAAATATGTGGTAATTTGAGTTTTGGCAATGACCACGAAAAATTGAAGAAACTTTTAATTCTGTTTATAGCGTTACTTACAATGTTCTTTGCACCTTCAAGGATACTGCTGAACTTATTCTTAATATTTCCAAGTATATTGGTAACTGTCGAATAGGCATTACCAAGACCACTTGAAAATGAATTTTTAATCTCTGATACTTTGTTTAAAACTGCCTGTTTTGCTTCTGACATTTTTGACTTGAACTTATCGGCTACTGCTGAAAGTTTACCGCCGGTCAAATTGTCAATGAATGTGTACCCGGCTGAGTAATACCCTTTTACACCTTCCATTGCTGCTGCTGCAATTCCATTGATTCCACCGCCATGTTCAGCATATGCAGTTTTCATGTTTTGTAGTTTTTCAGACACCGTATCTTTTGCGGCCTGCATTATAGTACCCATCGTTCCCTTGATCTGTGAAAACTTCTCTGAAACAACTTCTTTCATTGCCGAAAACTTCTCTGATGCAGCATCTTTCAAGTTTCCAAAGAACTCTTTAACGACTTCGATTTTCTCACCAATAGCTGCAACAAAATTCGCAAACGCTTCTTTTACTGAATCCCATACACTTTTGATTGAATCCCATGCAGCTGTAACTGCTTCTCTGAAACCATCATTGGTATTCCATAATGTGATCAGTGCAGCCACAAGCCCGGCTATAATTGATATAATAAATACAGCAGGGTTTGCATCCATTGCTGCATTCAATCCGGTTTGTGCTACTGTTGCAGTTTCTTCCACACCTGTTAAAATTCCGATTGCTGTACTCACTGCACTAATTAATGATGATATTGCCATTGCAACCTTTAAGGTTACGAATCCGGCAGCAACTCCGGCTATCAGTGGTGACCAATCCTTGAACGTTTGGATGATCTTAGGTACATCTTCAATAAGACCGCCTAGTTTTTCAAGGAAGCTTTCAACACCGTCCATTCCTTTTTCAAAGAACGTTGTAAAATCAATTTTTTGAATCCAGTCAAATACCCTTTGCAGGGCATCACCGACAGACGTTGCAAACGCATCCCAATCAACAGTTTCCATCCAATCCGACAGCTGCTGTAAAAATCCCATAACAGTAGGTGCAAGTTTTGAACCTACTTTTGTAAGGATATTTTCAAACAATGCCTGTACTGAACTCCACGAACCTGATATTGTAGTACCCGCTTCAGCTGCTGTTGTTCCGGTTATACCTAAGTTATCCTGAATCTTGTGAATAGCTTCAATCATTTGGTCAAACGTTACGTTATCCAAACTTTCAATCTTTTCACCAAGTACACCTGAATCATTTATCAATCTGATCATTTCAGACTGTGTACCACCATAACCAAGTTTCAGGTTATCCAACATCGTGTAATTTTGCTTTGCAAAACCCTGATAAGCGTCCTGTATAGAACCTATGTCAGTACCCATCTTGTTAGCATTATCTGACATATCAGTGATAGCAAGGTTGGTCAGTTCAACCGCTTTTGCAGTATCACCGCCAAGACCCTGAATCAATGAAGCAGCAAATGAGGTTGCGGTGTCCATATACTTATTTGAACTCATCCCGGCTGTCTTATATGCCTTTTTAGCATAATCAATCAGTTTACCGGAACTGTCTTTGAATAGTGTTTCAACACCACCAACTAACTGTTCATATTCAGCATAGTGACCAACCGCTGATTTTGTCACATCTGCCATTTTTGCAGCTAACTGTGTACATCCTGAAATTACTTTTGTGATTGCTGTAGATACTAAATTCGCAAGCGTGGCTTTCCATGTTGTAAATCCACTGTCTGCATTTTTGGCAGCTTGTCCGGCATCTTCTACTGAATTGCCTGCACCACCTGCCTTTTTGTCAACATCTTCCAGTGTTTCAGCAGTACTCTTTGCAGACTTTGAAACCTTTTCAATGTTGTTCACCGCATCAGCGTAATTGATCGTTATTTTTCCAACCAACGAAAAAATATCCAACGATTAGCCACCCCCTTTCAACGGTGGCACGAATCCGTTCAGAATTTTATTTGCTTTTTCCACCTGTAACTTAATCTGTGCATTGTTCATTGTCGGTTCAGTTTGTTCAGTCTTTTCAACTTTCGGTGGTGTACTCATAAACCGCTGTTTAAATTCTTCAAAATTTCCAACATCATCAGCAAGTGGGTTTGCTGTGATTGCACAGTATAAGTCCCACTGTCTATCTTCATTCTCCTGTTTCAGAACAGTTCTAACAGTAGCGTCTAACTTTCCTCGACTGATTGCTTTATCTAAATAGCTGTAGGGGTTGCCATATCTACGGTTGCAGCACTCATCGAATCGTTCTGTTCCGTACCCACTAATTCGGCAACACCCTCGAAAAAATCCATAAGATCATCTTTCTTAGCAAAATCTTTTACCATGACAGCAAACTGTTTCAGCTTGAATTTCTTTACATCATCAGCAGTAACCGCTGTACCGTTGTCCCACTCCATACAGTTAGCAAAAAACTTACAGATTTCATTTCTTGCCTTTGAAATGTTCTTGATCAGAATGCCACACACCTTCATAGCAATGACAATACCAACTTCTTTCATATTCGTACCGGATTCCTGCAACTGCTGAATCTCGTCTTTGTCAAATGCACCAATAACCTGTTCTACTCCGATAACTGCAAGAACCTCACAAAAGTCAAATGCGTTATCAACCGTTAAATCCTTAAATCTGAAATCTGTCATGATTATTTATCCTCACTTTCTTTTTTCGATCTGTTTCTTCTACCGCCATTTGCAGGTTTATCCTGTTTTGGTGCAGATGTTTCTTCATGTTCAACAGGTTCAGTCTGTTTACTTGCTGTTTCCTGTTCCTGATTTTCTACCTGTTCAGCAGGTGCAGCAGGTGTTTCCTGCTGCACCACTTCATCAGAAATATCAACCACGAACATCCCTTTATCCTGAATTTCTGCAAATCTTTCTTCTGTCATATCCAGTTTTTCACCGATCACATGACCTTCACCTGTGTACTTGTCTGTATATTCTCTTACTACTACAACTCGCATAATTCACACCCCCTACACAACAGCGTTTGGATAGTAAATAGCAATATCCAACTTGTTTAAGCTGTCGTTTTCAAGGTCAGCCGTGCATTCAAACTTGACCGCAAAAGTGGTCTGTGTTGCGTTTTTGGTCTCAAGCTCAAACGCTTCGGTGCAAAGTGCATTCGGTAAAATAATGATTACATTTTTACCGCTTGAAAGTGTTCCAACATATGCAACATTTTCAAGATAATCTGCTTCTGTGATGTTTTCCTTAGATACATATTTGACATAGGTTGTATCTTCGGAAGTGGATTTTACAAGGTGTAATGCACTTACAAGAATATCTTCTGTAAGTTCTGTCATCTGACCTTCAAGTGTGGCAGATTCACCAACCTTCTGTTTGCTGACACCTTTGATCAGCACCGTTGCACCGTCAACCTCAACATCAAGCCACTGTGCCTCATAGTTGAACTTAAGACCACCGGAAGTTGCACCAAGTGGTGTACCAGTCCAACCACTGGTTGATTTCTCATACTTAAGATTTTTGTAAATGACACCTGCACCCAAGATCATATTCTTGATAGTTTCAGATGTAATACCATGCTTTTTTAAGCCCATTCTTTTATGCTCCTTTCCACTCATGTGTGTTAAGTGTGATCATAATTCTATATAAATCTTCATCACCTGTCGGTATCTCATTGCAGGTGTTGTATGTTACATAAAACGCACTGCATTTTTCATCAACCATACCGTCTTTTAGGCTGAAAGTATCCCACTCCCATGAAGATTCAACCGTACCTGTCACATCTTGGAATGCTTTTTCTATACGATCACACAAAAAAAGAATCGGCATCTTTGAACCTCTACACCAACCATTTAGTGTAAAAGTTCCAGTATGTTGCCCATTCTCAAAACTGTAACTATTTTCACTGTAATCACCTACAAAATACGGATATGTAACTTTTTTCGTCCATTCCCCATATTCGTAAGGAATACCAATCTGTGTTAATTTTTCATTTATGAAATTTAAGAGATCAACCATACACCTACCCCCCTAAATTCTGTTTAATTACATTTACAAGCTGTTTCTTTATCTTTGGGGCTACACTCTGAAATGCTTTCGTGAGTGGTTGTCGTGGTGTTTTTCCGTAAGTATGGTAAAATTTACCGTCTTTCTCACTCTTATAAACCCAACCGCCTTTTCTTCCATCACCATGCAGTGCATATTCACCAGTACCAAATTCTTCCCAAATCGCATTTTCAAGGTCTGAACCTACAGCGACAGTTGATTCATCTTTTCCTTCATCAACCATATATTTGTAAGATCCCTTTGTTTGTCCGGTATCAACCCGGCTATTCCTTTGGGTCTGTGCCTGTATTTCACCACCTACTTCGTGAAGGAATCCAATAACCCCTTCCGATAATGCAGCTTTAATTTTTGCTGTGTTATCTGTAAATTCAACTGACATACTACTGACCCCCTATAAATCTTAAATAGATTTCTAAATGATCATGCATATTCATAGGGTCATCAATCAGAAGGATTTCATACACTTCACCGTTTACAACCATTCTTGCATTGTCACTTGTCACATCAACGGTTTCCTGTTCATCCGTCTTACTGATTACACCTGTCAGAAAACTGAATGGATTCCAAACCCAATCAGTTGACAGGTTTTTCAGATTGGTAAAGTCACACAAGAAAATGTGTGTACTTTCCTGAACCTTGGCATAAAAAGTTGTGTGCTTTGAATCACCTGTTGATAAATCCAACCAACCTAAGATTGATGTACAATCAACCCACTTGTGTTCACGCTCACCTATGGCATTTCTAAGGCTTTCTTTTTTTACCTGTAACAATGCTTGAATGTTACCGCCAACACTCATATAACTAGAATCTTGCCTTTATATAAGGCTTTAAGAACCCAAGTAAGGCAACAGGATAGCCCATAACTTGATTGTTAGCGTCCTGATCAAAGTAAGTTACACTGTATCTTGACAGCGTTTCAGATTTGACCCCGGTTTTCGGTCTGTTCTTAATGTCCCACTTGAGTAATTCAAGTACACCTGCACGAACATCAGCCGGATATTCCACTTTAGTGATCAGGTTTGTACTTTTGTACAATTCCTGATTAACTCTGATGAAATCATCACCAATTTCAGTAATGGTATACAGTCCATCATTCACCATTGACTGTGAAATCTGAACTGTATCATTTACTTTCAAAAAATCTGACGTTCCAAGCAGTCTGTTACCCAAACTATCAGCTGTAAATCGAACAAACCGATTCTGAAAATTGTTGTTTGTGTATGCTCTGATCATAAGTTCAGCAGCGTTCAGTTTTTCTTCAATTACCTTTTCATTTTGTTGCACAGCAAATTCAGGTAATTTCATTACTTCATCAACTGCTAATATCATCAGATCACCCTTTCTTATACAACCGGTGTACCAACCTTAGACTTGATAAGCCCCATCTTAACATTCTTTGTATTGAACTTAAGGCTGTAGTTTGCAGACTTACCAAGCTCTGCATAAGTCGGTGATTCTTTTGCAATCTGATCGACTGCTAAAGAAAGACCGTTTGGATGCAGTACCTTACCCTGCTTAGTATAGAACTTATCAATACCTGCGGATGCTTCCGGGTCATAGTTGGTTGTATACTGATTCTCATAATTGAACTTATCGCAAGATAAAAATGCACCTTCGCCAAACAGATATGTGCTGTAAACCGCATCTGCACCTACCCCTGTAGCTGTAAATCTATCAGTTACAAGTACGTGTTTACCTGCGATAGTTGGCAGTGTAATTTCTTTCTGAATCACACCGTTGACAACATACTTGTCATAATCAACCATTTCCATCTTCTTGTACTCTTTGAAGATCATGGAATGCATAACCATCAGACCAAGACCACCTGCCATATCACCAAGTGCTGCCTGTTCTGCGTCATAAATTGTACCTGCTTCAATGTTTGTCTTAGTACCTTTAGTAAGATCAAGTACATGATCACTAAGTGCTGCAACTGCTAATACTGCCTGTGCAATGTTCATCAGTTCTTTTTCCCAAACCTGACCATAATAGCCTGCAATCTTATTTCTGATCAGTGTCATAGGGTCAGCACCAGTTAATTCCTTTGTAAAGTCTTTAGCCTTGAATGCTTTCATTCTCTGAATAAGCATACAAGTCTGTTTGTCACCGCTGATTTCAACAGGTGTGTTGTTTGTTTCACCATCGTTGTTAAGTGCTTCCATACCGCTTTCATTTGCGTCAATCGGCTTATAGATTGGGATTGTTGCCACGTTTCCATGCTCACCGATTAAGTCCATAATAGAACTATCCTGCTGAACAATACCGGATGCAAGGATTGGTGTAGTCCAATAATCTGCTTCCTGCATCATTCCTGCAAATACTTCCTCGTCAAATTCAAATCCACCAAAATTACCCGTTCTTGGCATTTAATTCACCTTTTTAACCTTTCTTAATGTACGTTTAACTGTTTGAATAATTCCGGGTTTTCCTGTTTAAGTTTCATTCTTTCGTTGTAACCCATCTTAAGGAACTGTTCTTTGGTAACTGTCTTATCTTTATCTCCACCCGGCAGGTTGTTTTCAAGAATCTTTCTGCTACCACTCTGCTGCTGATTACCATTGGATGCTTCAAACATGGTAGGATGCTGTGTTTTAAGACCTGAAATCAGATCATCTTCACCCTTGATTTTTCCATCATCACCAAGTTTGATTTCACCTTTTTCCTTTGCCTTGAATACAAGATAATCAACATCAACCGCACCTGCTGCAACCAACGCAAATTTCAATGCATTTTCTGTTTTCAGTTCTGCATTCTCTTTCTTAAGGTTTGTAATCTCTGTTTCATATGCAGTGATTTTCTGCTGTGTTTCTTCGTCTTTCCCGGCTGACTTTTTCAGTTCTTCAATCAGGTTGTTTGCCTTGGTCAGTTCTGTAGTCTTACCGGAAAGGTCAGTTTCAAGGTTGATGTATTTGTCCTTAGACACATAACCACCATCAGTAAGGTTGACCATCTTGATCAGCTTCTCTTTGTTCTTTTCATCACAGTTATAGGCATTGATTGCCTGCACCAGTTCATCATAGGTGATAGCCTTATCACCAAAAAATGCTTTTAAAAATTCCATGTTCTTCTTCCTTTCTCCGTCACGTTTTTATATCCGGTGTCACCGGAAACGGTCAACAGTTTATATCCCATGTTGCAGGGGTATTTCAGCAGCAGTTTAAACGTCATAAGCCTTTTTCGGACATATTTTTTTCAAAACTAAAATCTATTAATAGTAGTTTCGTCTGACCACCAGCCAAATGTATCGTTATCGCCATAGGCTTTGACGCTTACTGTAGCTCCGTCCATACCATCTGCGATAAAATCATCATTGTAATTGGTAGAGTAAAATGATGTATGTGTTGTATCAAATTCTTTCCATGTTCCATCGGCTTTTGTGATACGCACTTTGTAAGACGTAGCATTTTCTACTTTGTTCCAATTTGCTGAAAAAACTGCATAGTTAAAATATCTTGATGTACTTTTGAAATAAGTAGCATAATTTACTGTTGGTTTTTCAAGAATACACTTCTTGAACCAATTTTTCACTGCGTTACTAATAGCATCTTCTAAAGCACCATCAGGTTGAAAATTAATATCTGGGATTTTAACAGACGGTGTTTTTAACGGTGGTGTACAGGCATATGCTGGGATAGTAGAACCTGCAATCATCATGGTTACAATTAAAGCACTTACTAATTTCTTCATAATAAATACATCCTTTCTTTGTACGACAAAAAGACACCCTTGCGGATGTCTTAAAAATACTATTTAACCCATAGTTGGGAGATAATCAGGATCACCGAACCTTTCTATGATACCAAGTGAATATACAACGCTTTCATGTTCCTTTTATCCCCCTTTCTGACCTTATATAACGGTCATATAGGTAATAAAAAAGCAAAGGTATACAATTCTGTACCTTTGCTTTTTAACGCTGTTATTTCTTAGACTCTGCAATCTTCTCTTTTTCTTCTTTTTCCAATTCTTTCATTAGTTCATTACGTTCTTCCTGTGACATTTTTCTATATCGTTCAATTTCTTCCATGTTCAAGTTATCATCTTCTTTATGCTCAAACATCTACTTCACCTCTTTAAAAGAAAATCCATACAGATCTGACAAATATTTCATTGTTTCTAATTGTGCTTCAAATTCAGTGTACCCTTTTTCCCTAAAATCTGCAACCCTCAAATCATAAATTGCAGTATTAACATCCTTATTTGGTGCTGTGTATTCATATATTGTACCATTGTGGCAAAGTACATACCCTTTTTCATACCCATTGAAATATGCTGCATTGATGTCATTTGCACTAGGTGGCATACTTGCAGGGTGATTGTGAAATGAAACTAACTCACCCTTTTTTGATTTTTTGATCATATTCTTTATATCATCATTGTATTCAGGTGTCCCTGCATCTAATCCGCCTGTTGACTTCGCCCACTTACTACTTACTGTATTATAAATATACAAATCTTCACCATTCTGACCTGATCGGTGCTTAAGCATTGTTTTTGCATTATTTAAATAGGACTTCTGCAACTTAGTGTCTTTTGTCATTGCCTTGAATTTTTCAGCATATTTTCGATTATTGATTATTTTTGTTTCAACAGCATAATCCATACTTTTCACAATCTTTTCGTGTTCCTTCCACATCGGACTTTCTAACTCAAGTTTTTTGAAATGGTTATATTCACCATCAGTCATGAAACCAAGCAGTTTATTAAAATCCTTTGTGTTGTATCTCTTTTCAAGAGTTTCAACATAATTCATGTAATTGATATTTTCTTTTGAGAAGTACCACTTTTTAAATTGCTCGTAATCTTCAGCACTTTTAAAATGTCTTAGTGTATCATTAAAATCATCATTTTTGGTAAAATCAGAATCTAAAGCCCATTTTGCACGTTGCAGTAGACAACATCGACAGTTACACACATTCCTTGCAGAACCACCAACCCCAGGTGCTTGCATTTTCTCACCGCCAACGTCAAAAGGTTCATCAAGTTCCCTGATCTGTCCGTCTGCTTCTCTATGTTCCGGCCTTGTCCTTCCGTCAAGTGTAGAATCCCACTGTTTGACTATATCAGCACCTTTGTCTTTTGCTTTATGCTGTGCATTAAGTGCTGCTTCATTCTGTATTCTATGTCCTTCCGTTCTTGCAATACGGATTGCACTATTGATTGCTTTTTTAAACGGACTGCTCATACCTACTGTAATCACTACCGCCATCTCATTCCAAGATGAACCATTACTGATTCCCCTTGAAAGTTCAGAACGAATTGAACGTTTCAAATAATCAACATCTTCACCTAACCGCTTATATAGACCGCTTGACAGTTTACTATTGGTTTTCAGTGCCATAATAACCTGTTCCTGCTGAATTGGGAAAAAAATCGGTACATTCTGACTGATTATGTCATATAATACAGCAACATAACCATTACTATAACAATTTTCTAAATAATCAGCAATTGTGGCAAATTCATTATTTTGTAATTCATTCAGCATATAATCAAGCTGATCAACTATTATTTGCTGATACTCTTTTTGGTACACGATGCTTTGCAGATTTTCAAGGTCTGTCCTTGCAGACAGTTCCCTGATTTTCTGTTCACAGTCCTTTTTTGCCCTCTCATATACAACTTCTAATAGTCTGATAACTTTCTTTTCTTCATCAAGCTGTGCTTGCTGCACTTCCTTCTGTGCTTTGTTCACCTGTTCCACCACCTTCATCATCCGGTATAATAGAATCAAGATCATCTTGCACCTGCTGCACCTTATCAGCTTCATTATCCGGCAACTTGTCCTTCACATCTTCATAATCAATATCAAGAACATCACAAATATACTGAATCGTCAGATCATCACCAAAAATCTGTGCCAGTGATAACAGAGTGTTGATTTGCACCTGCTGTTTCTGTGCTTCTGTAAGTTCATTCTGTTCATTTTCCTGTTCATTACTCATTACTTCGTGGGTGAACTCAAAATAAACATCTGTGATCTGATAATCTGTACCGTTCTGCTGATTAATTTCATCAATGCAGACTGCTACGATCTTACGCAAGAACCGCTTGATATTCCTTTCAAGGTGTTTACATCTAAGATCAAGCAGTGAATAGGCTGCCTTGATTGCAATATTGGTTGTTGCTGATGTATCTTTCAGACCTGACAAGTTCAGACCCATACCAAAACGGTATATGTTCTTTTCATCCAATTCTAACTTAACCTTCCGGGCTTCATACGGTACATCTACTGTATGTACTTCAATACCGCCATCTGAACCAACACCGACAATCTTTTTTGTCTTAAGATTCTGCTGCAATTCATCAAGGTTATCACCTTCAAACCCTTTGACTGCATATAATGGATGGTCAAAGTCAATCAGGTTATTGGAAAGACTGGATGCCATAAGGTCATAATCGTCAATCAAGTCTTTTACAGCTTTCAGATTACTGATCTGTTTCTTGTTATTATCCAACCGGAAGAATGGCAAGAAACCAAGTGAATCAACATAAGTATTATCATCACCATCAACCTGATACAGTATATGCGGTCTTGGATTCACCTTGGCTTTATTGTCAAGCTGTATTTCCCCTTCATCTGTCTGAACATAATAAACAACCTGTTCATCGTCCCAATCCATGATTTTCTTTATTCTGTGACCTTCCTTGTCAACCCGGTCAACGTACCAATAAATTACATGGTCTTTTCCGTCCTCTGCAAATCGTGCTTCTACTTCTACAACACCGATACTGTCAGCACACGTGAATTTCAGCTTGTCAGTGCTGTCTTTCATAGCGTACATATAAGCAAAACCTTTTGTCTGACAGTCTGTAAGTGTTTCTGACAGTTCATCAATAAAATCATCGTTATTATTGAATCTTGCATCAAGTTCACTCTGTAGTTCAGGCACATCACTGAATACAAAACCATCTGAACCTGAAAGAGTGTACTGTGTACCCTGTTCTGTCAATTCCTTGAAAAATGGGTGCGGTATTCTCACATTTGCCCTGCTTGTATCTTCCACAAGCTGACCATCAGAATTGAAGTAAAACATTCTGTAATTTTTAATGTCGTGATCACCGTCAAAATAGCGTTCACCTATTCTTGCAAAATGCTTTTTCACTGATGCAGCATCTTCATCAATGAACATTTTTATTTCTTCGACTGTAAGCACCTGTCACCCCACCTTTCTATAATCTGATTTGTAAGGTCAATAATTTCATCCCCATGAACCCCGAAAAAGTCACACATTGCTTCTTCACCCTCAACCGTATGACCGTATGAAAACATAAATGCATGAACCAATTCATGAATCAGTGTTGAACGTGTTACTGATTCAGAACGTCCGTCCATAATGCTGATCAGAAGTTCCTTATATTCGGTCAGCCCAAAATTATAGCTGTTTGGGTCAGGGTTCATTTTTTTTGCATTTGCATCCACCAGTTTGACCTTCCATACATCATTGTGAATCTTTATTTTCATAGGTTCATACCTCATACTTTCTAATACAACCAAGTCTTAGGTTCATAGAATGCAAGTGTGATTGAATCAGCAATATCAGGACTACCGACACCACGTTTTTTCATGTCATCCTTGCTTTCCAACTGAATCTTACCTTTGGATGTTATCTTTTTACGTCTGTTTGATAACTGCTTTATCATTTCATCATCATAAGGTAATTCAATGATTGGTTTACTTTCTTTTTCCTGCATCATGCAGCTAAAATTTTCTTCAAGTGCATCCCTCAATTCACCCCATATCTGTGAACCAAGGTTTGCGTAATAATCATCTGTTGCAGATGAACCATTGTTTACTGGAACAACCACATAAGGAAGTCTTTCTTCTGCCACAACTTCCTTCAATCTATCAGTTACACCGCCACCAACACCTGTATCATCTATTTTGATAATGCAGCGTTTTAACTTTGGATATTTCTGCATATATTCTTTACAGGTCAATATCACATTCCCGGCAGTTTCCATTGTGCTTTTCTTTGAATATTTTGTGAATGGGAATATTTTTCCTGCTATTCTCGGTGTAATAACTGTTTTATCATCACCGAACCGGGCAACGTCACAACCAATATGAAGCACATTAGAAGTGGTTATTTCAGATTCTTCAATTGAATTATCACAAGCAAGTTCAACTGTTTCCATTGAAATCAATGAATCAAGTGCCCCTTTGGGAAATTCACCAAAAATACGAACCCTTGCAACATCTGAATCCTGACCGTATTTTTTTAACAGCATTTCAATGTTGTCTTTACTGGTTCGTTTGGAATCCATTGAACTTACTTTGTGTACTCTGAACTTATCCCTATCAACATTATGTGAATCATAAAAAACCCCTTCTAAACGGTTAGGGTTTCCACACATCAGAAGTCTATTTTCTTTACCGGATAATGTACCGAGTATTGCTTCCATGATTGGATCTGCAACACCACTTGCTTCATCCACCACAATCAACATATGATCTTCATGGAATCCCTGCATATTTTCAGGTTTCGTTGCTGTCTTTGCTGTTGCAAACCAACGTTCTTCATCACCAATCATGTACACCTTTGTTTTTGTCCATTTCAGAAGGTCTTTCACAAGGCTGTTATTTAACCACTTAGCGATTTCAGCCCAAAGTACATCATAAAGCTGTTGCATTGTTGGAGCTGTTGCGATAACCCTTGAATACGGTCTACACACCAAAAACCAAATAATTGCACCTGCTTCAAGTGCTGTCTTACCTACACCCTGACCTGATCTGACTGATATTTTTGGGTATATTACCAAATCATTCAATACTTTCTTCTGCCAATCGTCAGGAATCATTCCAAGGACTTCTTTAAAGAAAGCGACGGGGTGATCATAATAATAATCAATAATTTCTAAAAAATCATTCATTCTGTTCAGCCCTTCTTTTTGCAATCTCAATAATTGCTGCTTTCCAATCTTTGGAAAATGCATCTGCATCAGCTTTTGTTTTTCCTTCTAATTCAAGGTAGTCCTTAACCATATTCTTCAAAGAATCCACTGCTTTACTTTGTGCTTTCAAGAAACTTGCTTGCTTATCCCAAGCCTGTTGAACTTCCCATTTTTCTGAAAATGTTTCACCTGAACTTTCTGCAATTCTTTCAATGGTCTTATCATCCTTATCCTTCACATACATAATCTGTTGTGCCCGGATAATTGCAGCATACTGAATTTGAATAGCATCCCAAATCAAATCAAGCGGTGTTTTTTCAGTCAATGAATCAATAATGTCCATAGATTCTTTTGGTAGGTATTTAGAAAACAGTCCATGCTTGACTGCATTTGTGTTTTTTTCAGGTGCACCAAAGCCAACTGCATTTTTGTTATTCGGTTGACCGCCCCTTTTTCCATTCCGAACGTTCGTTATTTTTTCCGAACGTTCACTATCCCATTTATATGTGCTTTTCCATCTTCTGATAGTACCTGACGGAACATCAAGTTTTTCAGCAATATCCTTTAATTTCAAGCCTTGCCTATACAAGGCAAAGGCTTCATCAACTAATTTATTCTTTGCCTTTGGCAAGACTTTCACCTCTATTCGTTTGTTTTGAAAATCTCAACTCACTTATCATAAAATGTCTGTTTTCGTATATCATTTTTATAACAAAAAGTGCTGCAAGGTAGGAGGTTTTAGCACCCTTGCAGCACATAAGACAATAAGCAATATAATTTTGCATAAAAAATTGCAGATAATAAATTACCTGCAAAAATTTTTATACAGCATACACTATAAAAGGTCTGCTTGTATTTGTCAAATATGAAATGATTGGTTTTATGTCAGATATGTAAGGTTTTTATAGGTATCTTCAAACGCTGAAAGTGCCTTATTATGCAGTTCTACGGTATATGAATAAGATTTTTTCATTTCCTGTGAAGCAACCTTGACTGTTTTAAACTGCACATACACTTTTGTAAGAATCTGAATCATATTCTTGTCACGCAATCCCCGGATTTCCTTAATGATCTGCTTTTTTGCATCAACGAACTGACCTATTTCTTCATTGATGTGTTGGTCAAACATGGTATACCTCACTACGTCCTTACATAACTTATCACCTACAGGTGAAGTCTGCACTTTGTCCCGGCTGTAATCAATACCGCCTGCACTGCATACATTCATCTTCATATCTGACAGCGTGGCAATATCATCATTTACCTGCATATCTAACACTTCAAGCTGTTTCAGATATTCCCTTGCACTTAATTTCTTCTGATCACTCATTTTTACCTCACTTTCTACGGTTGGTTACACTTCAGTTACGGTTAAAAATAGCCTAAAAAGTGCTTCAACCCCTTATAAATCAAGGAAGTTACGGTTTCTACGGTTACGGTTAAAACTCTATTCTCTATA